ATTATCTTGCTGACTACTGCGACTTTCTAGCAGTTGGAAATTACTAGCAATAACCTCTGTCACATACACGCGCTGCCCTTGTTGATTTTCGTAGTTCCTAGTTTGGATACTTCCTACAATCCCAATCAATGAGCCTTTTTTAGCCCAGTTTGCAAGGTTTTCAGCTGCCTGTCTCCAAATGACACAGTTAATAAAATCAGCCTCACGCTCGCCATTTTCATTTTTACGGTTACGGTTGACTGCTAAGGTAAACGTTGCTACCACTACATTAGACGGCGTGTATCTGAGTTCAGCGTCCTTGGTCAACCTCCCAACCAATACAACATTGTTAATCATCTTTTTTATCCTTTCTTGCCTCACGCTCTCCTAACAGAAAGCCTAGACATAGCCATAGAAAAGTCCACGCTGCTAATAAAATCAGTGTAATAATCGTCATTCTTCTTACCTTCCTGTATTTTGCCACCAATCAAGCAAGTCAGCTTGATAGTCTTTAATATATTGTTCAAACTCCTTAAATTGGAGAATAGCCCACCTTAGACGGCTCATACCCTCGCCACCTCTCGAGCAAAAACCACACACTTTGAAAACTGGTTCTACAGTTTGGATAGTTTCTTGAGCTTGTCTATCAATATTCCAAGCGTAGTCTTTGCCTAGAGCAAGGTCTAAGACAAACTCATCACCTAGGTCATGGATAACCTGCAAACGTTGACCATCAGAGTAGATGGCAATGTTGTCTGAAACTTGTCTAATTTCCATAAATCCTCCTAAAACGGTAATACTTCAACACAAATCCAGTCATTAGTGACTTTTCTAGCTTTATGAACATAGGCATTTAGCAGGTCACTTTCTGAATGGTAACTAGTTCTGTTCGTAACATCTTCATTCCATCCAGTAAATTCAATCTTTTTAGTATCAAGCTGTCTAGGCATTCTAAAGGTTGCTATACACTCATTTTTACTTTGGTGGATTGCTATTGTTATTCCGTGATTAAATGGTTCAAGCTCGTCAATTACTTGTTTAACTTGCTTACTCATTCTTACCACCCACACAATTCATTGAGCTTAGCCTGAGTTAATGGCTCTATGCGTTGATAGCCGCTGACCTGATAATTTTTCTTGTGCTCAAAACCTGCTTGTGCAAGAGTCGCCTTGAAGCGGTCTTTGTCTGCCGTGTCTTCAAGATAGACCTCAAGGGTCATTTTTTGAGTGTATTTTTTAGGCTCATTTTTATCCCCTGTGAGCGTTTCTTGATTATTTTGGGATAATTGCCAACCGTCCAAGATTTCGCCTGTCTCATGGTCAACCTGTGGAGTTTCTGTTGGATTTTGAATTTGTTCTTGCTCTTTTCCTCGTTGGGCTGCTAAAAGTTGCTCACGTTCAGCCTCGGCTTTTCGCATTTCCTGCTTTTGCTTTTCAAAAGCATAGTCAGACTTAATCTGCTCTAGCACTTCTACAAGCGTCAGGTCTCGTAGCATACGGATATACGGCTGGTCAGTCATGCCATACTCAACACACTGTCCTGAAATAGCTGCCTTAGCTTTCTCATACTCTTGCTGTTTTTGATATTCAAAAGTGACCATGTCATCAAGAGATTTCATTGTGGCTTTCTTCAAGGTCATGCCATCTGCCATAAAGTCACCAGCCTTGATGTACTCAAGTGCGTTTTCATCAAATAGTCTAGGGTCAAGCATGTACTCAGACGATTTGTTTGCAATATAGCTCTTTACTGTATCCAATCGAACAGCTTTCTGATGGTCTTCAAACTCTTTTACATCTTTGGCGATTTTATCAATGACTTTGTCCATTGGTTCGCTTGTGTCTTTGATATACTTGTCAAACTCATCAGCAGACTGTGACAGCTCACGTTTAATCTTGATACGCTCATCAGAAATCTGTTTTTTGAGCTTGCGTAGGTCAGCTAGGACTTGCTTATCATCTTTGATAGTTCCAGCTGTGACCGTGTAATTTTGGTATTTTGCCACAACTTCATTGATGTTTTGTTCAAATTTCTCACGGTCAATGATTTCAACCTGAGCCTGTGTCACTTTTACCTGTAATTCTTGCATGTCTATCTCCTAGTATTCTAGTTCTTCGCTAAGCAGTTCTCCCTGTACTGGTTCCTCACTACGGACAGGAGTTTCATCAACTGGATTAGATGACTTATACAGTGGAGCGTCTTCTGCGTTCATCTTTTCAGCTGAACTGCTCAGTTGCTGTTGCGCCTGTTTTGCCTCTTCTAGTCTACGTGCTCGTACTTCCTCTTGGGTTTCCTGAGGTGTCACATCTTTAGGCGTGTTGTCTAGTTGGATTTCATCAGCCTCATAACTTGCTCCAAGCTCGGCAGGAAATGCCTCACGGTAAGCTGACACTAGAGCTACTTTCCGTATCATGACACAAGGCATAGTGTCCCAGTTATTCTCACCTATTGCCTTGCCGTATGAGTTCATCACTGGATAAGTAACATCTTTACCTTGCTGTGTCAGTTCCTTAACTCTTGCACGGATTTTAGAATTGTCGTACTCTTCAAAAGATACTTCTGTTTCTGTTGGATAAGTACGGTCTTTGCGGTACACCTTAGCCCAACCACCAAGGATTTCAGCACCTTTAGGAATAAATGCTCCTTTTGAGTATTTAATTTCACCATCCATCAGATAGATTACACCAGCCTCTTTTCCGTCAAATTGAGGGTGACTATCAGCCTTTTTCTCAAAAGCTGACTTGGCGGTGACTACCTGAGCTGGTTGATTACCATACTTAATAAAATAAATTTCTTTTGTAAATGGATTGAGGTTTTGGGCTTTGGCTTGAGCTATAAAATAGGCAAGCTCCTCATCACTAGCTTTTCCTTGTGGGTCGAGGTACTTTCTGATAATACCGCTATTAAGTAGCTGAGGGTTAGTCAGAAAGTCACCTTTTGTTTCTGTTAACTGATTGTTTGTCATTTTCTTCTACCTTTCGTTTGTTTCAAATTCCAGTTTTCACGCTTTAAGCGTTTGTTTTCATTTTGTAGACTGGCAACCTTATCCATGAGATTATTATTGATTTCACCTAGCTCAACACATAATTCAAAATATTTTTGTCTCCAAAAAGCATTGTCGTCATAGCGTTCTCTGTTCATAGGCTAGTAGTCTCCCACATAAATCCACTGACCACCTCTGAACACCCATTCATCAGGGTCACGTTCTTCACGTTCAGGCTCAGGCTGTAAGTTGTCACGGTCATAGTCAAACGTGCCGAATAGTCCTCTGTCCATTTGTGACCTCCTAAACTGACATACTCTCATATACAGCAATGAGGCGCTTTTGGGTTGCTGCTGTGTCTGCGTAGTGTCTACGGTCACGGCCAAGCTCCGTGTTTTCCTCTGAGAGTTCTTGTAGCAAAGCACGCTGTTTCCTGATAACTTCTTTTAGTTCACGGTTTTCAGCTTGTAAGGCTCTAACCTCAATCAAAGTGTTATCTAATGACATAGTTTCAGTTGTTTCAACTTCATCAAATCCTAAAAAATTCATCAGTTTATTTAGCACTATTCTTCCTCCTCGTCATCTTTTCCAAACATTCCATTAGTCAAGGTGGCTTTCAAAGCTGTTTCAGGGTCTTCACCATCTAAAACATCCTCAATGACATGTGATAGCTTGTGCATGTTGTTTAGCACAGCCTCAATTTCATCTGTATCATCTTTTAAAATCTGTAAAACTTTCAAGGTTAGCATGCCCAACATGGAAATCTTATGTAGCTCCTCTTGTAGCTTTTCGATACGTTCGATTTTTTGCTGTTGCTCTAAAATAATTCTGTCTTTATCAATCATTTTTTCTCCTGTGAGTATGAAATACTCTTTTATTTATTCTATAAGGACAAGTTTGTTGTAAGTTAGTTCTTATTATTCATTAGTGGGCGAAAGCCCTTATATTATTATTAAGTTAGTTATTATTATTTATTAGTTATTATTAGTGTCGGATTCTTCAACTTTTGAACTTTTCAACTTTGTAAACTTCAACTTTTGAACTTTTCAACTTTGTAAAGTCAGTAAGTTGTAAAACAAACTTTTACTAATCTTCTGTGGATATTGTGGATAACTCTTTTTCAAGAATACTTATCCAATATTCCCAATAACTATCTGTAATAGGGACATCTTGAACTAAAGGATAGTTCTGGATACCTTTGCCACGACCAAAACTTTTGCGATAGACACGGATATAGCCTGCGTCTTTGAGCTCGTCAAAAGCGGCCCTATGAGCGTCACGCCCATTCTTTGAACGTTTAGAAAGTTCATCAATGTAAGGACGCCATGTGTCTTTGTTGGACATCAGCACCAGTAACAATCCTTTAGCTTGTAGGCTAAGGTCGTTATTTTTAGCAGAATGATTATTCATCTGCGTATAGTTTTCATGGATATTCCTAACAATGTGCTGCATACCTCATAGACTAAGCTCCTTTCTGTAGTTCCTGCTTGTTAATTCCTCTGATGATGTCATAGTAGGCATGACCAGCTGGGATGACATAGCCCTCTATCTCAAATTCCACCCACAGCTCCTCACCGTCAACAATGATTTTGCGGAGATTGTGGATTTTTGGTGTCCATTTCTTTTTTTCCTGTTTCATGGTAAAATTACCTCATAAAGTTTTTAGTAAGTGCCTGATTGCCGTCAGGTGCTTTTTTGCGTCCTTAACCTGGTAGATACTCTTGGTTAAGAAATTTGTTGATAAAATACTGCTGACCTTTTCCAGTGACCTTAGTGGTTGTGTTGACTGTTGTGTGGCCGTCAGCATGGTTGATGTTAGTCTTCTTGAGTTCAAACAGACCAAGCTGCATGCTTTTCTGTGTCGGTTGGTTCCAAGACTCGCCACGGCGACTGATTAGGTAGCCATTGCCTCGTAACCACTGAAAGAGTTTGTTTTGACCAATGTCAATACCGTTCTGTTTCAGGATTTTTGCTAGTTCACCAATCAGACAAGATGACTTACTAGCACTCACAGCGTCCGCAAACAGCACTTTAGGGCGGTCAGCCTCGATTTGTGCCTCTAGTTTGTGGACTTTCTTATCTGCCATGAGTAAGGCTCTTGCCATGATTTTTTCTGGACTGTTATAGTCTTTCTCAATTTGAATAAAGTAAGTTCTGACTTGTTTGCCTTTATCAGTTCGCTGTATCATAGCAATCTCTTTTGCCATGTCTAGCTTGACAATATGGTCAACTTTATTCTGTCTACCACCGTTTGAGTTGTGTCCGAAAATGGACGTTACTAGATAATCTTGATTTTCTGTAAAGCCGTATTCAGTCATACGACTAAACCAGTTGTCGTATCTTGTTCTGACTCCCAACGCTTCATGCAATTGTCTACCTGAGACTACAGGCTCGTGACTATCATTCAGCGTTACAGTAATGAGTTCATTCATGATGGCTCCTCTCTAAGCTGGTAGGTGTTCCTCTTTGGGAACGTTGTTGTCAAAAAAAATAGTGATTTTTTCCATAGGTAAGCCGAAAATCAAAGTAATCTTTGCTAGTTCGTCTGCACCAATAGAAACAAGACCATTTTCACGTTTTGCGTATGGTGTCCGTGTTTTCCACCCCATTTTATGAGCTACCTCATCCTGGGTCATTCCACTTGCGATACGCTCAGCTTTTAATCTTTTTAGATTGACTGTCATACCGTGTTCTCCTTTATATATTTTTGGTTCCCATTTTGGAACGATTTTATTATAACGTCATCTGTTCCAAATTGTCAACCCTTTTTGTGAAAAAAATATCGAAAAATGTTTTTTTGTGTTTCTGTTGTATATTTTTGGGAACGGTGGTATAATGAATTTATCAAATCAAAGGATTAAAAAAATGAGAACTAATGATGAAATTATTTCACTTATTCAAGATAGTATAGATGAAAAAGGAATTTCAATGAGTGAGTTAGCTAGGCGTGTTGGTATTGCTAAATCAACTATGTCAAGATACTTCAACAAAACCAGAGAATTTCCACTTAATAGAGCGGATGACTTTGCTAAAGTCTTGAATATAACTCCTGAATATCTCTTAGGTATTCAAAAAGAAAATAAAAAAACTGCACCTGAAATATTGACAGTATATGAAAAACTAGAACAACCTAGACAAGAAAAAGTCCTTGACTTTGCCAAAGAACAGTTAGGGGAGCAAGAAAGCTCAAAGATAACCTCTATATTTGATAAGTTCAAAAATGACAATGAATATATTACTGAATATGTAGAGGGGCTTGTAGCTGCTGGTCATGGTACTTTCCAAGATGATAATTTACACATGGAGGTTAGACTCCGTGCTGATGATGTTCCTGAAACATATGACACGATTGCTAAAGTGGCTGGTGACTCAATGGAACCGATTATAGAAGATAATGACTTGTTATTCATCAAAGTTACAAGTCAGGTAGAAATCAATGATATTGGTATTTTTCAAGTCAACGGTAAAAACTTTGTTAAAAAGCTAAAACGTGACTATAATGGTGCTTGGTACTTGCAAAGTCTCAACAACAGCTATGAGGAAATCTATCTAGCAGAGGATGATGACATCCGTACTATCGGTGAAGTGGTAGAAATTTATAAGGTATAACAAAAAGGAGAACACTATGAAAAAACTAAAAATATTCGCCATTGGCTTTGTTGCTCTAGCTATTTTTGGCTTTATCCTACAAACCTTAGGACTTGCACCTAAGACCGAGACCATTACCCCCAAAAAGGTAGCTACTACAACTAAGAGCTCTAGTAAAAATGATGACACAACTAAGACATCTAGTGAAGAATCATCTAAGTCTGATAAGTTACCAAGAATTAAAGCTGAACAGATGGATAGTTTTATTGAATACCTCAAAAACGACCTAACAGAAAAAGGCGTAGATATTGCTACCTACACCTTTTACAACAGAGACACTATCCTATATGTCAAAGTGCCAAATGAGTACAAAACATATAGCACAGCTGACTTACAATCATTTGCGGATGGTCTAAAAGAAAAAGAGCATGAGGCTTTCAATGTGTGGGCTGCAATGAATGGAGTTGATTTCAATTCTTACCCTATGCTACACATCAAAACAGATGATGGAAACTCACTTGTTTCACAAAAGATGAGCGGTGAGATGAGAGTGAAAGTTAAATAAAACAAAAAAGCCCCACGCTCAAATTTTGGTCGATGAGAGCGTGAGGCGAATCTAGTACAAGAAAAAAGCATTAAATGGCTTGTTTTCTTGTACCTATTTTATCAAAAAAGGGGTACAAAAACAATGATTACAACAAATAAGGTAGCTATCTATGTCAGAGTATCGACGACTAACCAAGCTGAGGAGGGGTACTCTATTGAGGAACAGAAAGATAAGCTAAAAAGCTACTGCAACATCAAAGACTGGAACGTGTTCAATGTCTATACAGACGGTGGCTTTTCAGGTTCAAACACAGAAAGACCTGCACTAGAACAACTTATCAAAGACGCTAAAAAGAAGAAGTTTGACACCGTGCTAGTCTACAAGCTAGACCGCCTAAGCCGTAGCCAAAAAGACACACTTTACCTGATTGAAGATATTTTTTTAGAGAATAACATAGACTTTGTAAGCCTACTTGAAAACTTTGATACTTCTACACCATTTGGTAAGGCTATGGTTGGAATACTCAGTGTGTTTGCTCAATTAGAACGTGAACAAATCAAGGAACGTATGCAATTAGGCAAGTTAGGACGCGCGAAAGCTGGTAAATCCATGATGTGGGCTAAGGTTGCCTATGGCTACACCTATCACAAGGGGTCAGGAGAAATGACCATCAATGAACTTGAGGCTATTGTGGTCAGAGAGATATTCAACTCATACCTTGAGGGCATGTCCATTACAAAACTCAGGGACAAAATAAACGATACATACCCTAAAACTCCAGCCTGGAGCTACAGGATAATCAGACAGATATTAGACAATCCTGTTTATTGTGGTTACAATCAGTACAAGGGGGAGGTCTACAAAGGTAATCATGAGCCAATTATCTCAGAGGAAGATTTTAACAAGACTCAAGATGAGCTAAAAATCAGACAACGGACAGCAGCGGAAAAATTCAACCCTAGACCGTTTCAGGCTAAGTATATGCTCTCAGGTATTGCTCAATGTGGCTACTGCAAAGCTCCTCTCAAGATAATAATGGGAGCCGTTAGAAAAGATGGTACACGTTTTATCAAATATGAATGTTATCAGCGTCATCCAAGAACAACAAGAGGTGTTACTACTTATAACAATAACCAAAAATGCCACTCAAGTAGCTACTATAAACAAGATGTTGAGGACTATGTACTGAGAGAAATCAGCAAGCTACAAAATGACAAAAAGGCTATAGATGAGCTATTTGAAAATACCAACATGGACACTATCGACCGTGAAAGCATAAAAAAACAAATTGAGGCAATCTCTAGCAAAATAAAAAGGCTCAACGACCTCTACATAGATGACCGTATCACTATTGATGAGCTAAGAAAAAAGTCTACTGAGTTCACGCTATCCAAGACTTTTCTTAAAGAAAAGCTAGAGAATGACCCAATATTAAAACAACAAGAAAGCAAGGATAACATCAAGAAAATACTCAGCTGTGATGACATACTTACAATGGACTACGACCAGCAAAAGATAATAGTAAAAGGCTTAATTAACAAGGTTCAGGTTACAGCTGACAAGGTTATTATTAAGTGGAAAATATAAAGAAATTTACTATCCTTGATTTCATTACTGGTTGTATTCTGCTGTGCCCAAACCACTCTCATAATTTCCCATTCTGCGCTTGAAATAGTCAT